ACTCTCTGGGTGTTTCTGCTGGCGTGACGGGCAGCAACAACATAGCTATTGGCGGTTCATCAGGTCAAGACATTACTACGGCCTCATACACTATAAATATCGGGTACGAAGCTGGGGCCAATATTACTACTGCTACAGACAGCATCGCCATAGGCCGAAACGCCAGTGGTACTCTCACTACTGGGACTAACAACGTGGCCCTCGGGACTGGTGCACTGTACTTGAATACTGGGAACTCCAACACCGCACTTGGTTCTTCAGCAGGGGGTCAAGTTACAACAGGTGCTAATAACACGATGCTGGGATATAACGCCGAGCCATCTTCTGCTACAGTGTCTAACGAAGTCACGCTAGGTGACGCCAACGTAACTCGCTTCCGCATACCGGGTATTGGCTTGGACTGGACTGCTGTTCCAGCGGCAGGTGCTACTGATATTAACGGGCTTACTGACGGTTATGCCGTAGGTGGCTCTACCGGGCTTGGAACCAATGCGCTCGTTGCGGATGATGGGTCGTACAACTACAACACGGCTGTCGGGTGGAGGGCGGGTCGGCGTGTTACAACTGGCTCGGGCAATAATTTCTTTGGGGAAGAAAGTGGAACCTACCTCACTACAGGCACTGCCAATGTATTTCTTGGCTCGTACACAGGGCACCGAGCCACAACCGCTAGTAACAACGTTGCAATAGGTCGAGAAGCTTTAACGTATAACGTAACTGGAGGTTACAACACTTCTCTTGGCCATCAATCACTACTGGGTGTTCTTAATAATAATCATAGTTACAACACTGCCGTAGGTTCATACGCCGGGACTGGCATTACCACAGGTGGTTATAACTTCTTTGGCGGTTACCACGCTGGTAGTACAAACACCACTGCATCGTACAACGTAGCTATTGGTGCAAATGCTCTGAAAAATAACACTACCGGAACGAATAATGTCGCAGTTGGGGCCAATGCTTTATTTAGCAACACTACTGGGACCACTCGTAACACAGCAATAGGTAATAACGCTCTTTATAGGATGACAACTGGCTCGTACCATGTTGGTATCGGATATAACGCAGGGTATAACCAGCAAGCTGGGCAATACAGTGTTTACATAGGGTTTCAATCGGGCGCTGGTAATGGCTCTACCTTCCCCACAGGGGATGCCAATGTAGCTGTAGGCGCTTCCACTCTTGGGGCGTACACGAGAACAACAGCATACAATAGTACGGCAGTAGGTAAGAGTGCACTAGAAGCTATTATTTCCGGCAGTGGTAACACGGCTGTTGGTGCCGATGCAGGGAAGGTTCTTACTACCGGAGGATACAATACTATCATTGGAATTCAGTCCGGTAAAGCCCTTACAACAGGTACTACTAACCTCTTTGGTGGCTATCTGGCAGGTGATTCTGTAACCACGGGTGTCAATAATACGATCTTTGGCTACAATGCGGACGCTTCTTCTGTTACAGTGTCTAATGAGATTACTCTTGGTAACGCCAGTATCTCACGCTTCCGCATACCGGGCCTTCAAGCTGGAGCGAGTGACGGTCAAGTAATGACCTACAACTCAACCTCTGGTATTATTGAGCTTCAGACATCCTCGGGTTTAACAGGCTTCACTCAAACTTCTAGCCCTTGGAACACAGGTCTTGGGGATGCCGTCTTTAACGGAAGTGCTCCAACTGGCACACTTAACGTAGCCATAGGTCGTGAGTCAGGTAAAGACCTAGCTGGTGGAGGATACAACACACTCTTAGGGGCTGGTTCTGGTGAGAATATAAACAGTGGCAGTTATAATGTAGCCATTGGCAAATCTCTTTTCTCACTACAAGGTGGAAATTCTAATGTAGGGATAGGCCAAAGCTCTGGGAACGGCAACGTAAGCGCTCAGCAAAACACTTCAGTAGGTGTTTACTCATTTAGCAGAGGTACAGGGCAAAGGAACACTGCTATTGGTGCGTACGCACTGCAGGGTTCAGTTTCAAATTCTGGAACGTATAACGTGGCTGTCGGTTACGGTGGTCTGTATAGTGTTAGTTCTGGGTCGCAAAACATATCAATGGGTGATTCCTCATTATACTCTTTGACTACAGCCCAGTATAATATTGGTATCGGTCCTTACGCTGGTTACGGTATCACTACAGGTGGGTACAACGTAGCAATTGGCAAAGACGCACTTTACAACACAACCAGTGGGACTGGCAACACGGCATTGGGAGTAAACGCTGGTAAACTTAATGCCACAGGTACAGATAACACAGCACTAGGATACTTCACCTTTCAGAACGGGCGGGGCCATAGGAACACTGCCGTTGGCATGTATTCTGCGTACGGTGCTGGCACTACATCCACAGGTGGGTACAACGTAGCAATGGGGTTCCAAAGTTTAAAGTCCTTTACAACTGCCGATAACAACGTAGCAATTGGCCATGACGCACTGACCACCAACTCTACTGGTGACCAAAATACTGGGGTTGGACAATTTGCACTGAAGGCAGGAACTACCCATTACCAAAACACTGCTATTGGTTCACTGGCTGGTTTTAATATCACCACAGGTACTGAGAACTTCTTTGGTGGTAATCAGGCAGGTAACACAACTACCACAGGTAGTAATAACACACTACTTGGTAACTATGCAACCGCCTCCTCTGCTACAGTCTCCAACGAAATAACATTGGGTAACTCCAGTATCGCCACACTTCGTTGTCAGGTTACATCCATTACAGCGCTGTCGGATGCCCGTGACAAAACAAACGTAGCACCACTACACGCTGGGCTTGATTTTGTAGAACGTCTTGCTCCGGTATCGTTCGATTGGAACATGCGGGATGGTGGTAAAGTAGGGGTCGCAGACACTGGATTTATTGCTCAAGACCTGCAACAAGTACAGCAAGACACAGGTGTAGAAATTCCGGGTTTAGTCTTTGACAATAACCCAGATAAACTGGAAGCAGCTTACGGTAAGTTGGTCCCAGTATTAGTGCAGGCTCTCAAAGAGTTGTCTGCAAAAGTAACTGCGCTTGAAGCGCAAATAAACTCGTAAAGGACGAAGCATGGCCGAGAAAAAACCAAACGTCATCACCGTCAACGACACAGAATATGACGTTGATACCATGACTGACAAACAAAAGACGCTGCTGAACCACGTCAGCGATCTTGAGCGTAAGATTGGTAGCACCCAATTCAACCTTGACCAACTTATTATTGGTCGGGAAGCATTCGCAGAGCGTCTGGTAGATGCCCTAGAAAACCCTGAAGTCGAAGAGGAGGCAGCATAATGCCCGAAGAAATCACAGCCGAAGAAATCGCACAGCACTATAGTGCCTGTATGGATAGTGTTAATCTCATCAACGCCGTTGTTGCCGCCCCTGCGGATTACGCTGACGATGAGACTGTACTCCAACGTAACGTAGATCATCTTGCGGCAATGGTGCTCCAAGACTACTGGACTACTGAAGACATGACTCCGCTCAACGATGCTGTCACGGCGGGTAACGCTGCTATCGCGGAGTAACTAAATGCTTGGCTTTGCACCGCTTGCTAGCACACCGCTAGCTTCGACGTTCGAGGAAAATATAGCTCGTGTGTCGGGGGTGCAAGCCTCTGCATTGCTAAATTCTGTAACCGTTATAGGCACCGCGCTTGTACAACCCTCGGGGCTTAGTGCTACCGGCGGGTTAGGCACGGTGTCTGTAGTCGGTGCAGCTAATATATCGCTGACCGGTGTTGGGGCTACAACCGGGGTAGGTAACGTAAATGTATCCTCAGACGGCAATGTCGCTGTTATCGGTATATCTGTCACGACCGGGTTAGGCACTGTCACTATTGAAGGCACTGCGACTGTAATACCTACAGGGTTGGAACTTCAGGGTTCTATAGGTAACGCGCTCATATCTGCTGATGGCAATGTCTCTGTAACTGGGGTACAAGGTACCGGTACGGTAGGTAACGTTACGGTTGCGACCAACGCGGTAATCCAAGTAGTCGGAAACACAGCCACACTGACAGTAGGAAATGTAACCGTCGCGATCAACCAGAACGTGCAAATTACCGGAATTACCGCTACTGGAGAACTCGGTAGACTACTCGTATGGCAAGATATAAACGATGCACAGAACCCACATTGGGTAGATGTATACGACAAACAGTGAGGTTTAGATGACTACGTACACACCACTACTAAAATTAGCGTTACCCGTACAAGGTGCTTTAGATGGTACATGGGGTGATACGGTAAACAATAACATAACTTCTATGGTCGATGAGGCCGTAGCGGGTCGCGCGGTTGTGAACTCTTGGACTACTAACTCTCATACGTTGACTGTGTCCGACGGGACTACCTCAGAGTCCCGGGCCGCTATCCTAGAGTTTACTGATACCGGCGCTGCGCTTTCATCCAACGCTACGGTGGTATGCCCCACAGCGTCAAAAATTTACGTGGTAAAAAATTCTGTAGGCAACAGTAGGTCCGTAACCGTTAAAACAAGCGTGGGGACTGGTATCGCTGTACCGGAAGGAAAAACTACAGTTTTGTTTTGCGACGGCACTAATGTTGTAGAGGCGCTCACAAACGCAAACACCTTGGCTGTTAACGGCAACGCCTTATCTCTCGCAGGGGCGCTAACAACTGCAGGGGCTTACGCGGTAACGCTTACATCTACAGGTGCGACCAACGTAACATTGCCTACAACAGGTACTCTTAGCACGTTGGCGGGTACTGAGACACTAACAAACAAGACACTTACTAGCCCTACGATCAATGGGGGTACTGTGTCGGGTATTACTGATCTGACAGTCGCTGATGGTGGTACCGGAGCGTCTAGTGCGTCCGCGGCCCGCGCAAATCTCGGTGCATTAGGTAGTGTCCTAGAAGACACTTCTCCCCAACTAGGGGGCGATTTAGATGTTAACGGCAGCGATGTAACCTACGGTAACGCGAACAAGGCGCAATTTGGTTCTGGTAACGAATTACAGATGTACCAAAACGGCCAAGGGTTTATAACAAACGCCCTGTCTAACCTTAATATTCAGTCTGCCAGCGTACAACTGCAGTCTACCACAGGCGAAAATCTAATTACCGCTGCCGCAAACGGCGCGGCTACACTGTTTTATGACAATGCGAGCAGGCTGGCTACCACTACCGGGGGTGTGACCGTAACAGGTAACATAGCCGTGACCGGGACTGTCGATGGCCGTGACCTGCAAGTAAACATACCTGCGGCGCTTGGTACATCTGGGCAGGTACTGACAGTAAACGCTGCCGCAAACGCTACGGAGTGGGCTGCTCCCACCATTGCCGGACGGTACGAACTTATAGCAACTACAACAAACGCTACACAAACAATCGCTACAACAGATGGCGGCGCAGGGTCTACGGCGAACCAACTGTTCTTAGCGGTCAGCTCTGCAATTACGTTCACCGGTACGGCCATCGCGCGGCAGCAAAGCTCTCAAGGCACCGCTGTATCTGCATGGGATGTTACAGGAGTTGTTCGTAGAGAAAGCTCAGGCAACGCGGTTATATTAGACAGCACTGTAACGGCTAGAACAAATGCTTCTGGATTTAGTTTAGCTCTAGCCGCGTCTACTTCGGATGCAGGTGCAGTGGAAGTAACCGTTACCGGGGCCGCTAGCACAAACCTTAAATGGGTGGTCGATCTACAGACAACTGACGTGAGTTACGCATGATGGAAATGGACCTACTATTGAATATACTATTTGGTGTTGTAATAAGCGGTTTGGGTTGGTGGATCGCTCGGCAGCATGAAGAACTCAGCCGTTTACGGATACTGTTGAACCGTACCCGCGAGGAGATGGCAAAGGAGTACGTCACTAAATCCGACAGCACCCTTGTTTTTAGTCAAATTATGGGAAAATTTGACCGTCTGGAAGAAAAGATTGATCGCCTTATGGAGAGGTAACATGCTGTGTGTGCTTGCCTTTGTTTCTTTCGGCCACGCTTGGACAAGCAACGGTAATGTGTTGTTTAAGTATTGTTATTACGATTGCGGCACACAAAAAAACGGGGGTTGGTATGATAGAGTGTATCGCGTCAGCCCTTTCTTCCTTTGTCCAAGGGAGCTTGCCTTAACATGATCGACCCGATTACAGCGATATCAGTTGCGGCGTCCGCAGTAAGTAACATAAAATCCTTGATGCTTGCTGGGCGCGATGCTTCCTCTGCCCTCTCTAAGTTTGCAGGCGCAGTAAGTGACGTAAATTACGCGGCTGAAAAGGCCAAGAACCCCGGCGTATTTGCGACCTTAACTGGCTCGGCGGAACAGCAGGCGATTGATGCGTTCTCGGCACACAAGAGAATGCAGGCTCTGCGGAAAG